ATCCTCATCCTCGAACTGAGGTTGCATCACATCCTTAATCTTGTCGAAAATCTTCTTGCCATACTTGTACAAGAACACCTTGCCCTCGTTCTGAGGATTGGCTGAGTCCTTGATGACCAGGATGTTGCTGATGTACTGAAGCTTACGCTTCTGCTTGCGAGCAATTTCCTTGTTGCTCTCCACACCAGAGTTCCATAGTTCATTGTTCAATTCTGACACAGGATCTGGAAGATTCAATGTGGTCAAGCTGTTCTCAATGTACCAGCGACCTGAAGGACCTTGGAATCCATGATTCCAGATGCGAACCCAAGGAAGCTCTTCTCCCTTGGTGGGAGGCAGAAAGCGAATCACGGCGTAGCCGTTGCCTGCCTTGTCAACTGCCGGACTCCAGAAACGGTCATCATCTCGGCGTTCAGTTGTGGGCTTTGCAATCTTTTCCACCTCTTTCATGAGGTTATCGAAGTTGCCACGATTCTTGCGTAAATCTGATAGACTACTGAATGACATTGTGTTTCTCCTTGTATAACGGTGTATGTAACGGTGTATGTAACGTGTGACCTGCCATGACAAAACTACTCCTCATCAAACTCATCATATTCTACAGCTCTGTTCTCTGAATAATAATCATCTTCCTCTTCATCGTCAAGCATATCAAAGATGGCATTCCGATGCTTGCCAAACTTGTCTTTGTCTATTTTCTTGGGACGTTTGAAATCACGATAATCATCTTCATAATCCCAATCTCGCATTTTACTCATAGAAAGCCTTGTGTGTAATCATTGAAAATTTATCCTTCTCCACTTTGATGAACGGTGAGTACTTGTGTATGGTTCTGGAGACAGAATTCCAAACTGGATCCAACACCAGCTGTTCATCCACCTCTGTAGTAAATCTATATAATTTATTTAGAATCACAAGTGTTTCCAACCGACATCTTTTACCACAATATTCCCTGAGAATCACAGGATGTCCCTGGGAACAATCCCAGGCATCTTCCAGAATGGTGACATTCCATGCCAGATTCTTCACATCTTGTGTGTAGGTGTAGGTCAAACTTTCTTGGATGCGTTTCCATTCCGTGTAGATTTCCGGACCTGTGTTTTCAAAGATGCCCCATTCATTACCATTCAGGAAATTGGCCACCAGGTAGTTGATGAATTCATCTTGATTGTAATTGTATTGCTTCATCAACACTTCCAACTTCTTCTTGAAGCTGACCTTCACCCCTGCCTTGGGAGGCCGAGGTGTGATGCCACTTCGGATGTCATAGTTGTCTGTGGTGAAGTGTAGTCGTAACGAGGTGTAAATCTTGTAAGCGTCAGAAACATTCATACAGGAAGTTTGGCAGTCTTTTTCAACAGATTCATTTCCTCAGCTTCTGCTTGTATCTTGGCCTTTAATGAACTGGTAATCATGGTGGCCACAGCCACGGGTTCTATGCCTTTCATTTCACAATAATCTAGAAGTGCCTCGAAACATCCGATTTTTCTTTTGATGGCTTCTCGTTCAATATGTATGGAGAAGTCTGTGGAATTGGTGAACTCACGGGTGATGAGATATTCCACTGTGAGTAGCTTCGGGTCTTGTTCATCGGTCATGTTTTAGGCTCATAGAAAATGTGACCCCCAATACGTACCACAGGTCGGGCAAATGTCCAATTGGGTGTCACTTTGGTGTTATGAAAATATAGTGCATTCTCTAAACTAACTAGTTGCTCACGGTCTGTCAAGACAGATTTAGCAACTCGCATGGATTCATTGTAGATGGTTTGATTGAACTTCATCTTGGCGCCACAGGTCCAGGAAAACTGGCATCCTCGGGGATTTCTTTGATACACCACGCCGCAAATGGTTTTGGGAAAGTCAGGATGACGCACCCGATTCATGGTGACCATGGCCACAGCCAGTTTGCCTAGATAGGGTTCCGCGGGAGCTTCATAATGAATGTTTTCTGCCAGACACCTCAATTCCTTTTCAGAGGTCATGGAAATGGTTTTTACTGAAGGAATGTTCAGGTTGGTTTTCAATGATACAGGATACAGCATCAACAACAGAATGAATATGGCAAGAATTCTTTTCATACATCCTCCTGATAATCAAAAAGAGTGAAATCATCTTGAAACAAATGCTGAACTACTTTTTGAAATGCTGAGTGTTGAAAATCTAAATGGTTCAAATGATGTTTATCAGCTTTTCCTATTTGTTGCAGTTTTGCTGTATCATATCCTAAGCGTGTTTCAATCCATTTGTTGAACTGTTGTAGATTCTCATACTTGAACCAAGTGACTTTTGGATGGTATGCCCAGTGAACCTGAGTTTGAAAAAATGATTCATGATATTTAAGGTAATCAACTGAAAAAATATTTTCCAACGTATGTTTGGGTACACAATTTTTATCAAAGTTGGTGAATAAAAAATCTGCTAGATTCTCTATTGTATCAGATGGCATATTCCCCAACAGGTCAAGTTGACTCAAATGCTTCAACGCGGAAATGAAGCGTGTTCTAGGATGTCTGATGACCGTGAACCCTGGGTGCTTCCTCTGATGATGGTCGTATAAGGTGTGGAAGGTGAAGTGAAAATGTAGTGAAGAATCCAACTCTGGATAAAACATTTTTAAATAAGCTCGGGTGCCAGTCTTGGGAACCTTCACCCATATCCATTTTTCATTTGTTATTTTGGAAGAGATTATCATGTGTTAACCTATCAATGATGTTACTGGCTATCACCTCATGACACAGTTTGGATGGATGGTAGTCTTTTCTTGGCTTCTTAAAGTTAACATAGTCTGTGGCTATTGTCAACTCAGGTCTGGATGAATTAATGGTATCAAATTTTGAGGTTCGTACATCAAAAAATTCACCTAGGATTTTGGTGAAACCTGTTTTAGGTTGTAATGGAGTGTCCATTAAATTAGCAATGGTTTTATAAGTCTCACCTTGGTAGGACAATGTAATTAATCTATCCATCAACCAAGAATGTGGTTGGATGTAAGACAATGTGGTGTGAGGCCAGCACAAGATGTAGATGGGAAATTTATGCTCATACTTCTGTAGAAAATTCAAGACAGTAAGAACATCATTTATTTGAGCTTGTTCAATGTAATCATCTACAGAACTATTGTTTTTCCTGGCCCACTCATGAAAAAATTTTTCATGGTTTGAAAGCAGGTCAATATGTGATACACCAGGTAAAAGAAAACTATCACTTCTTGTCCATCTGGTAAATTGAAAAACAAATGCGTCTATGTGTTCATGTTCAAGAAAAGACTCCCACCAACTGATAATTTTAGTGTGAGAACCGCCTGGAAAGGACTGATTAAATGCATGTGCATTAAAATGAGAAGCCACTAGATGTGAAAATCTAGTGGTTTCTCTATTCCCAAAATAATATTCTAACCCTGCACCATGAGTGAAAGAACAGCCCGCAAAGCCAATTGTTTTCATATCCAAATATTATGTATCTGTACAGGAACCGCCGAAACATACTTGATTTTTACCACAATCTGCATTGTAATAACATTGTGCAGGTGTTACACGAAGAATGGTGTTGTTATCCTCATCCACGGTGAGATACTTTTCAATTTCCACTGATTCCAGTTCAGCTGGATCATTTTCATACACACCCAGAACATATTGTGTGAAATACTTCTCATCTTGGGCATCAGTTGAGGTTATTTGAATTGTGTATTTTCCTACCACAACATCTTCAGTTGGTGCTACTGTTAGTGTAAGCACTCCATCTGCAAAAGAACCTGACACCCAAGGAAGTTTTTTAAAGAAATTGGATTGAATTTGACAATCCGCATATTCTGCTGTTGCTAGTGGCGTTGTTGTGGTGAAAGACAAGGTTGTGATTTCTTGTTTGTTAACTGGGAACATGGTGAAGATGTTATGATTCCAAATCTTTGGGCTGGAAATATACACTGCTTTCACCAGACGGTTGGGTGTTGTTCCATAGATAGTTTCATTACGAAACAGCATATCTTCTGCTGCATATTCCAACAACATATCCTTCAATGTTTCAGCATCTCTTCCTGGATTTTGTTCAATGTACTGAGCCAAAACACCAGACACTATACCAGCGCTGATGGAAGTACCTGAAGAAGTTGCATAATCACCAGAGATGGAAGCTACAGTGACATCTATACCAGGAGCAGTTATATCCACTTCAGGACCATAGTTGCTTGATAGTCCCATAGCCCAAGATACCACACGGTCATAGGCATCTGATGCTCCTACACCAATAACAGTGTTCAATCCTACAGGAGATAGTGTGTCTGCTGCAACTCCAGTGTTACCTGCTGCAGCTACAACCACTAATCCAGCATTTTGCAATTCTGTTACTTTGCTGTCCAGCAATGCACTCTTGGGTACACTCCAGGAACAGTTCACAACTTTCACCACGTTGGATGTGACTAAATGGTCTTCTAAAACTGCATTGAATGCAGTAAGCAATTGACCTGTAGTGGCTAAACCGAAAGGAATTTTCACACTTTTGATGACGGCATTTTTAGACACACCAACAGTTTGACCATTAATCACACTGGCAACAAGTGTTCCGTGTCCTGCAACATCAGAAGAATCTCCATTGAATGAATACAAGTGTTGAATGTTAGACCCGTTGAATTCTGGATGGGTATCATCCACTCCTGAGTCCATCAAATACACAACGGAATTAGTTCCTTCAGTAATGGGATTGTATTTTTGTTTCATGGGAAGCGCATCTGTGACTAAACGAAATTGATGCCATTCAGCATGAGATGTCACAGTTGTTTCTGCATCCAGTTCAACTAGAATAACACCTTCAACAGATTCCAAAGTTTCTGCTGAAAAATCATCTTCCACCTCTAGACCGACAACGTGAACACCTTCTAGATGATATAGAACCGTGCCGTGAGTAGACAGCGTTTCTAGAAGTGTTGTGGCACTGATGTCTGAAGAATAGGCAATATTAAATGTTTTCATGAAAGTTCCTTTAAATGGTCGAAGTTTCTGTATTATTTATATCATTTATACCAAGCACACCAACTGCCCAGGCTCTTTCCATACAGAAATAACACCCACCACATCGTTTTAGTTTTGGTAATCCACAAGATTTCGTCAAACTTAACAAATCTAGTATATTATGTTCTTGATATATTCTTAGTATTTCAATTTTGTCTAGATTGATGAAAGGTCGTATATGGTTTTCTGAACTCACTTCCCCTCGGATAGGAGGCGTATCTCCTTTAATATACACGGTTGGAGTGAAATGAGTAACCACTTTATTGCATCCTGTCAAAATCACTCCAGGATACACACTAAGAATATATTCAGCTGCTTCTCGAATAAGAAGTTTCTGTCTCCTGATGTTTACAACCTGAAACTTCTTTTCAAACCGTTGATCCAAATAATTTAAAATAGGAACAATCACATTCTGATAAACGTGTTTTGGAGGACTCAATGTATGTAGAACAATTGGTTTATTCGATTGTCTGGCCACAAGATACGCTAATAGCGTACTGTCAACTCCACCTGATATCAAAACATTGATATATTCAGCTTGTTCTGGGATAGTTATAATCATAGAATTTAGTGGGGTTTTCTGTTCCCAGGGAAACCCCGAACCCGGCATGCTACCTAATTAGGCAGCTAATGCAAGAGGTGCGTTATATGCGCCTGTTAATGTTTTTGCTCTGCTTACGGCAGTCGCCTATCGGGTAGCTCTCTCATCTAGTCCGTAACCTGTCGAAACCAAGCACCCCCGAAAGACCTACAGTACATCAAGTGGAGGTGAGGGGAGTCGAACCCCTGTCCAAGCTATGTTTCAATTCAAGCTGTTCTACTACCATCCTACTTAGTTATTTATAGGCTTCGTACACATCACGATAGTACAGCAATTGTTCCACGTGATAATCACGTTTGCTTTCAAACACCTGCATGAATCCATCTGACACCGCTATCAGAATGGTCAAACGATTCACAGGTATCTTGGTTCGTTCTTCAAACATGATGGCATAGGCAGCTGCCTGCATGAAATAATGTTGAATGTGGTCCAGATCCTTTTCACGGCGTGCTGTCTTGAAGTCAATCACACTCAACTTGCCATCAAATTCAGCTATACAATCCACACGTCCTGCCAGGCGTAGATGATGGGACCACAATGCCACTTCTTGTGCTCGTATGTTGTCAATTCTATCCAATACAGGATTGGCCACCTTGAACATTTCATAATCCCAAAGTGACAAATCACCACCTGTCAGATTGTTTTGAAGATACTTTTCTGTAATGGTATGGAATCTAGTTCCCCACGTGGCAGATTGTCGAGACACTTTGTTGGCTTCCACCTCACCCACACGTGCTCTCCATTCCTGGATACCTTTCTTGGTATGTTCAGCCAACACGGTAGTCACAGATGGATAGAGCCTACCTTCAGGTGTCTGATAGGCTCTGGTTCCATCTTCCTGATTCACAGCGGAAATGGTTTCTATTGTTACTGGGTCATGTAGGAATGTTTTCATATCAATAGTATATCACAATACTACAATTTTGTCAAGCCACAGCCATGTCCTCACACGCCATTCTGGCTAGAATGTATTCTTTCACCAAAGGTCCACGAACAATGTCCTCCACCCCGAATTCCACGTGACGGAAGGAAGGCATATGGTTGGCGATGGCCATGAACTTCTTCAATCCTGACATATCAGAACGTTTCTGTAAATCTGTTTGACGGAAATCACCACAGAAAATTATTTTGGTGTTTTGTCCCACACGGGTCATGATGCTGTTCAGTTCCATGTCATTCATGTTCTGAGCCTCATCCACAATCACGATGCAGTTGTCCAAGGTCAACCCACGAACATAGGAAGTGACCATGAAATGAATCAAACTTTGTTCTTTCAGTTTGTTGTAGGCACGTTCCCCAAATCTAGGGAACAAATCTGCGCAAATTTCTTGATAGGGTTGTGAATACACTTCCACTTTTTCTTTTTCATTGCCTGGTAGAAATCCAATATCCCGAGATGGTACTGCTGAACGAACCACAACCACTTTTTTGTAACCTGAGTTTTCTAGAATTTCTTTGAAAGCGCTGTGCATAGCAATGTAGGTTTTTCCTGTTCCTGCCACTCCATGACACAGAATGGCTTTATGTCCTTTACGATAGTAGTTGAAAAAATTCTCCTGATTTTCTGTGAGGGCCCAGATTTCTTTTAAATCTGAACCACGGACTTTGTGCTTGGATTCCTGATCCTCTTGAACAATATAAGTTTGGGATGTGACCAACTTAAGGCGCTTTTTTCTGGACATGGAATGATTGGGTTGGGGGTAAAAAATCCCGCCAAGGCCGAGGCCCAGACGGGATTTGAATAGGACGGAGAGTCCTTAGATGTAGCTACTGTTGTTTTTAAGTGTTGAACCGGGAGTTTTTTCATGAATCTTTTGTAGTACCTCTTTGAATCCATTATCGGGCCTACGAACTCGTAGTCGAACGGCATCTCCGATGGTAGGTGCTGTGAACATTACTTTTTGCACCTTCATCTCACCACACTTTGGACAAGGTTCCTCCGTAGGCTGATTCATGTTAGGTATACTTAGATACTTCGTGAAATACTCCCCACATTCTTCACACTGATACTCATATGTTGGCATATTTTTATTTATCTTTCGTAGTTTTCTGCGACACGTTGAACAGCATCACGAACCCATTGCAACAGCAACACAGCAGATTCATTGCCATGCACCAGCCGTTCAATGTTGTCCAGTTCTTCGTGAACCTCTGTCACAAAATATCGTATTCTGTTGTCAACTTCTTCATAATATTCTTCATGCTTTTCCATGACTCCTCCTACTTGATGGAAGATGAAGCATCAGCAATTGCCTTATCTTCACGAAGTTCAAGAAACACTGGAAGAAACAAACTGTGTTGCAAAGTCTTTTTGTCCTGAATTCTGGCATTGTACTTCACAGCCACCACCTTACCTATTGTTTCTTCTCTTGTGTATTTATCACGTTGTTCATCAGTGAAGCCAGACCCCACATTCACTTTCACCACTCCATCATCAGACTCCAACACCAAGGCACCCAACTTGCCCACATTCTTGCCAGTCCCTTCCTGCCAATCCACACACTTCAAATCACACTCCAATTCTCCCTTGAACTTCACCTGGTGCTTCACACGCTTGTCCTCCCAGGGAGCATTGATGTCCTTTAAGATGATGCCTTCCTCACCCTTCTGAAAATATTCCTCGAATATGTGATGTGCTTCATCCTCAGTAGCCACTTCAATGTTTTCAATCAACGAGATGCGAACAGGCATTTCCATCTGTTCCAGCATGTTGAATCGGTCACCATAAGGTGTGTCACAATGTCCAGTCTGGAAATCTGTGAAAGGAATCACATCCCAGATGGTGGCGTGAACCATGCCAGCTTCCTTGTCTGTGATGGTGCCCTTCACCGCCTTGTTCAGGATGCCATTGCCTTTCTGACGATTCATGATACCATTGGCATCCAACACCACCAGTTCACCGTCAAACACTATTGTATTGTTTCCTGCCAACTCCAAAAATTCCTGTTCCAGGTGTCCTAGCAAATCAATTTGCTTGCCATTTCTGGAACGAAACTCCACGGTCCCGTTTTTCACAATGGCATTGAATCGCATCCCATCCAGCTTCAATTGCACATAGGCAGGATAGGTCATCTTGTTCATAATCTTTTCATCAAACCCAGATGCCAGCATCACAGGATAGGTGGGAATCAAACCAGGCCAAATCTTGTTCACAGTGGCCTCAGACACACCACAGCGTAAATCCTTCTCAATGATGCGTTCAATCACCTTGGCATCATCAGCCGTGACACTTTCCAAAATGATTTTCAGATGATTGATGGCAGCATTACCTGTCACCACACGATTGATGATGTTGTTCAGATTATCTAAGGCACCATTCAAACTCATGGTACCCTTGGTGTGTTTCAGAGTTGTGTTGGTGTAGGTGGGAATCTTTCGAATATAAAATTGTGTATATGGGTCAAGAGCAAGAAACAACACACGCCGGAGTGTTGCATCCGCCGCTGCTCCTTGCACTGCATGGTGTTGTTTCAAAATGGCTTCTTTTTCCAAACGGCTGGAAGTGGCCGCCAATGTCACAAAAATAGATTCCATAGTTTCTCCTCCTAGAGTTACTATGGAATATAACAGTTCAACCAGTTTTTGTCAAGTCCTGACGAATATATTCACCAATATAATCCC